CGGGCTTGACGCTCCTCTACGGCTAAATTAACATCGCGTTCAATCCGTTTAATCTCCTCATCAACTTCAAACTCTGGGGGGAATATACGGCCCAACTGGAGTAGCTTAAATAAGCCTTCACGGGATAAATCACCACGTTCCCGTAAGCTCATCAACAGTTGAGTCTGTGCCGCCTCCATAGCGGTTTGAATAAGTGTTCTGTCAACGTTAATGCCTCCGATGACAGGTTCACGCATCCAAAGCGCCCAAAAGCGGAATATTTTAGCTACAGAAGATTCTTTAGCCCGTGCCATCGTTACTAGAGAAGCCCTAGAGTTACTAGAGGCCGCGTTGACCTCAGTGGCGGTAGGGGGGCTAAAATGTCCGCTCTGGAACGCCAGCATCATTTGTTGAGCCTGGAGTAGCATTCGGTCTATATCGGCTTGTAGTTCAGCGATACTTGACCCCGAAGGTTCAATAATCTTGCTGTCAACGTTCCAGAGGACAGAGTTAGGCCCAAGACTTATAACGGGTTTAGCGTCATCTGGATGTTTATTCTGATAGTTAAGTTCATTGATTTGATAAACCGGCAGACAAGTTTTTAAGAGAATCTCAGACTTATTTGACTCAGTTTGATAAATGTTTAAGTCAAGTTCAGCTAACTGATAAAGAGGCGGGTCACCCGAGAAAACATCACCGTCATCAGTGACGCTGTAGACAACTAGAGGAATTTCATCAAAGGTAGTTTGGCCTTCCTCATAAAGGTTTAACTCATTAGTGGTATCGCCCCGCCATATCTCGTAACCACCGGGGTAAAGCACTCGATATTGGATTTTAGTCTCATTAGAGAATCGTCCTGTCTTTTTAGTGTATGTTTCTCTAATGGTTACCTGTTCGAGCCGGTGGTAACCGTTTTCCCAAGACATTTCCCAGTTGATAACATCAATTGCGTCAATAAGCACTAGGTAAGGTCTACGTTTAAACTGCCTCTCTATAGCCGCATCGGTAATTAATGATCGCCCTGATTCATCACGGGGTAAAGGTGGAAAATCCACTAAAATGAAACAATGCTCATCTTTTAGGGCTTTTTGGTCCGCTTGTTCGAGTAGTAGTCTAAGGCTGTTACCACGACCATCAATGTTGCCTTCGTTTTCTCTGATAGACTCAGAGACCTCTTCATTGAACGAATATTCGGCTAGGAACCCCGATGATGAGATTACCGCCTGTTTAAACTTCCCTTTCCAATATGCCCGTTTAATTCTAGCGTGCCATTCGTCTACAGGCTCCTCAGACATCCGGGGCAAATACCTAGAGGCTTTCTCAAAGTCCTTTATGCCCTCAAGAGGCGTTATCCACCGAGAGCGCCCCTCAAACATATCGTCAATAAATGCCCATTTGTACTTAAGCGTTCTGTACTCCAGGCATTCCCACGCCGGGGAGTCTGATCTTACGCTTGGCAAATTAACATACATAAGCAGTTATTATAATTATCTGATATAACTATAATAGAACTAAATGACTATTTTTACTTATGCCAGACGAAGTTTTAGAACAGCAAGAGCAGACTGAGCAAAAAGAACCTCAAGGTCAGTCTTCTTTTCAGGGAGACGAAGAGATTGAGAATGGTCCTGGGTTACTGAAAGCATACCAATCCACTAAGGATAAACTTAAGGAGTTTAAACAAAAAGCTCAAGAGCAAGAATCTCGAATTAAAAAGTTTGAGGATATGCTCAAGGGAACTGACCCCGATGAGGTCCTTCGGTGGAAAAAAGTTGCCGAACAGCGTCAACTTGACGAGATGGAGCAAAACAAACAGTTTGAGAAATACAAACAGACAACTTCAGCCCAGCTTGAACAACTTACTCGGGAAAATGAGGAACTTAATAAAAAGTTAATCCATGACAAGCTTGACCGAGAGCTTGAAGGTGCGTTTTATGAAGCTGGTGGCAAAAAAGGCCACTTTAAGGCAGTAGCCCACGCCTTGATGCCACTAGCTAAACTCACAGAAGACGGCAAGGTAATTATCGAACGAGAAGATGGGACTATCCCCGTCAACACGAAACAGCAGCCTAAAACTATCCCAGAGTATCTCAGAGAGGAGTTTGCTTCTCCAGACTCTATCTGGGCACCGCATTTTGAACCTACCAACCTTAACGCCGGTTCAGGCTCTAAAGGCTCCAATAACGCCTACCTCGCCCGCTCAAACATGAGTGAAGCTGACTTGCTAAACTTGTCGCCGGAAGACCGGATCCGAGTGGCACGTCAAAGAGGGTATAAAGAATAATAAGTAAATTTGGGGGCATAGCCCCCATTTTAATAAGTTTATGTTATATTAAACCTAGGTGGGCCTCAGTAGGCCCTAGTCCTCAAAGGAAACCACTTCATCATCCCTAGGCGATCGCAACGAAAGCACAGACGCAAGTCTCAAACAGGGGTTTAGTTAACTTCACAAACTAGACCTAAATGGCATTAACTTTACTTGAATCCATGAAGTTGGATCCATCTCGCATTATTACTAATGCGGTGATCCAGCAATTTGCTATGCAATCTCCCATCCTTGAACGTCTTCAGTTTCAGGATATCTCTGGGAACGCTCTTAGCTTTAATCGGGAAAAGACTTTACCGGATGTTGGCTTTAGAGGCATCAACGAGGGCTATATCGAGTCTACTGGTGTATTAGAGCCTCAAGTAGAAGCCCTTAAAATCTTTGGTGGTGACCTCGACACCGATACGTTCTTAGACAACACAACTCAGGCGGACGTTCGTGCGACTCATGAAATGATGAAAGTCAAGAGCATGAGTCACGCTTTTGACCGCATCTTTATTAAAGGTGATTCCTCTAAAGACCCCCGCGTGTTTGATGGCTTACAAGTTCGGCTTGACGGTACTCAGGTTATTAATGCCGGTAGCACTTCTGGGGGTGATCCGCTTTCTCTAGCGGCTCTCGATGAGCTTATTGACGCTGTAGAAATGCCTACGGCACTGCTTGTCAATAAGCCTATTCGCCGCCTTTTAACTGTAGGGTCCCGTAACACTGCCGTAGGTGGTCAAATTGACTTTACGGTAGACGCTTTTGGTCGTCAAATCCAGACTTACGCAGGTTTACCTATCTTAGCTCTTGATTACGATAACCTCGGTCAGCAAATCCTACCATTTACTGAAGAAAACCCCGGTGGCGGAACCCCTGCAAGTACCTCCATTTACTGTGTCTCTATGGGGCCTGGTATGTTGATGGGGCTTCAAGGTGAAATTGGCGGTCGTGCAGGTATCAACGTCCGGGATGTCGGTGAAAGTCACGATAAGCCTGTACTTCGTACTCGCGTTGAGTGGTACGTTGCGATCGCCTTAATGAACGCTCGAAGTGCCGCTCGGTTACGCGGTATCAAAAACGCTCCGGTAGTGGCATAAGAGGTAAAAACACTATGGCTTTTCCAACTATTTCTCCGCGCAATGAGTCCAGTTATGATCATTTTCTAGCTCTGTTAGAGGGGGATCCAATCGCTGTAACGACTACAGGAGACCCTATCTATTTTGATATCACTGCGGCTCCCCCAGCAACCCGTTGTATTATCGGGAGTGCTGGTTACACAGGGTATGTAGCAACTACAGCAGAGTGGACGGTTTCCCTTGAGGTGAGTGACACTATCGGAGGTACTTACATTCCTGTAGGCTCTTTGACTATCCCAGGGACTGCTGGAAATTATTCATTTGGTGTTTCAGGACAAGGGATCTATCGGACTCTTTCTACTGCCCGATACGTTCGTGCTGTAGCAACTTTAACTGGGTTAGCAGGTACAGCGACGTTTGAAGTTTATCTAGGTGCTTAATCATGAAAGCAGTTGTAACACTTTACAAAGGAAAAGAGACTAGAGAAATCCACGCTGTTGATGTAGATGCTTGGTTAAAAGAGGGCTGGAAACTTGAAGCTGACCTTACTGAACGTGGTATCAATGAGGAGTTAGTTAAGGATGTTCTACCACTGAGCCAAACAGCAGCTCCTAAGTCTGAGAAAAAGACTCTCAAACTTGAAAAGGATGTGACCGCCAATGACAGGTAAATTAACCAACTACTCTCGAAAAGCCCTACTAGATCATACCTGGGGGTCGGTCACTTGGGCAACTATGCCGACTTTGTATGTGACGGTTACTGTTCAGTCTTCTTCTGGCTATACAGTAGGCACTGAGGCGGCTTATCAAGCGCGAACGGCTTTACCTAACAGTTTGGCATCTTGGCCCGCAGCGGCTAACGGATCTAAGGCTTTGGGGGTTGAAATTCTCCTAGAGACTGCGGTAACAAACCTGGGAACAGCACACGATATCGTCTTCTATGACACCCCAACACCGGGTACAGGTAACGCTATTGCGTATGCCACATTACCGACTACAAGGGTAGTTCAATCGGGTGACGCCCTCTTAATCCCAGCGGGAACAATCGAATTTACATTTACGGCGTCTGAGTTGTTCTCAACTTACTTAAAGAACGCTTGGTTAGACCACATTTTTGGTGCCGTAACGTTTGTGCCGCCTACTAATTGGTATGTAGGTTACACGACCGATACACCTACCGATAGCGTCGGTGGAACTGAGCCTGCTGTAGGAGGGTATGCCCGTGCAGATATCCCTAACAATACCGTTTACTTTCCTCAAATTGCTCTTGCAGGTGTTAAAACTAACGCCCAGCAAATTGAGTGGAATGAGGCTACAGCGAGTCAGGGAACTGCTAC